GTCGAACCAGAACCAGCCGTAGCCGGCTCGGTCCGTCGACGCCGTCCAAGGGTGACAGGAGTCTTGGCCGCCGGACCGGTCGACCTTCGCGAAGAACCGCTCACTCTCGTTCAACTCGTCAGCACATCCTCGGCGGTGCCCACGATCAGCAGGACGTCCTCGCAGGTGGCCTTGGCCGCGATCAGATCCGCGATCGTGGCGTAGGTGTTGAGCACGGTCTGGCAGGTCGATTGCACGGCGGCGAGGGTCAGGTCGGGCGTGGCGCACTCCGTCAGCCCCAGCGGGAACCGGCGCACGGCCGACGTGTTCGCCACGCGCTGCCGCGTCGACCCGCCCGGCACGGCATACATGGTGGGCACCGGCGACCCGGGTGCGGGTGGCTGCACCAGCAGCACCTCGCCCACGGCGATCATGCCGTCCAGGTCGTCGGCCGACACCCGGTCGGTGGTGCGCAGCGTCAGCGTCGTCGACCGGCCCGACATGAGGTCGGTGACCGTGACGGGCAGCGTGCGATTGATTACGTCGAACACACCCGACCTCGAGGTGCGGACGATGTCGTCCATGTCCACCACGGTCACCGGGCGGTTCAGGAACGGCCGCAACGGGTTCTTCAACCACACCGAGGTCTGGTTCGGCGTGACGGTGGCGGTGTCCTGGTCCAGGCCGGCGAACGAGATCACCACGCCCTTGCTGACCGCCGCGCCGCCGCCAGTGACCGTGATCGACCCGGCGCCGAACGTCAGCCCACCGCCGATCGGCTGCCACCACCAGAGCTGGCTCTCGCCGTCCGTGCCGGCCGCCGACTGCTTGTCCATCAGCGTCAGATCCGGCGGTGCGGTGGCGGTCGTGATGGTGGGGTTCTGCTTCCACGCCGCCAGGATCGCGATGCCGGTGTCCGGCGCGAACAGCGACGGGAACGCGATGTTCTGCACCGCCGCGTTCGACGACACAGCCGCCACTGGCGCCGTGCCCGCCATGTGGCGGAACGCGGCCAACTGGGCCATCGTCTCATCCCCGGACACCCCGCCGGTGAAGACGAACGTCGGCGAACCCGCGCCGGTGGTGTGTATCCGCCAGTACAGGTTCACCCCGGCCGGCGTGCCCAGGATCGGCGTCCACCCGGCCGGCGTGGTGATCCGGCCACTCCCGGACACGGCCGATGCGATCGACGCGAACGCGATCTCCAGATCACCGGCCACGACACCGGCCGGCAGCGCCGGGGTGACGGACGCGTTGTTCGCGGTGGCCACGGCACCCACGGAGACGAAGCTGGCGAAGCTCACGTCGTAGGTGGCCCGGTAGAAGTTGGTCGTGCCGGCCGCGTACTCGTAGTCGCGGAACGTCGCCGCACCAGCCGACACCGGAACGGCCTGCGCGCCGCGCACGTCGGTCCAGGTGACCTGGTCGGTGGACCGCTGGAGATAGGCGGCCGTGACGCTGGTGGGCGCGGCCGACACGCTCAGCGTGACCGCGCCGGTGGCATCGTCGAAGCTCGCAGCGAGTGTCATCGGATTCGGCTCCCTGCCTTGACCCGGGACACGAGGGTGCGGTTGTGCTGGCGCAGCCGGCCGTCCACGATGGAGGCGATCACCTGGTCGGCTATGACCAGATCGAACGTGTCCCCGCCCGCTGAACTGGCGATGGGCACGGAGGGCAGGATCGTGCCGTCGGTCTTCGGCACGAACAGTTCCGCGCGCCGCTCACCGACGATGTAGGGCATTCCCGCAGTGACCGGGCCGCCGCCTGCGCGGTGGCCCAGGCTGATCGCACCGCCCGACGTGGACAGCTCCACGTGGATGACCTTGCCGCTGTTCTGGCGGATGATCTGGTTGACCGTGCCGGTCACGTGATCCACCGCGGTGAGCGGGATAGCCCTTCCCCGCATGTGGTCGATCTCGGCCTGCGTCTGCCCGGTGACCGCCTGTCCGTTGGAGTTGACCTGGATCTTGATGGTCTTCCCGTTCGGGAGCCGCAACACCTCCGTCCGGGTGCCGGCGATCTTCCCCGTGGCAGCGAACGCCGCGATCTCACTGCTGTTCAGGCCGGCCACCATCTGCTTGAGTGCCGGTGGCGCGTTCTTCCCCGCCGCCGCAGCCAGGCCGAGGATGGTGCCCGTCTCGGCCTGCTCCTGGATCTTCGCCTGCTGACTCGCGGACGCGTTCGTGTGATGGGCCAAAGCGGCCGCCTCGGCGGCGTTGATCTCCCCGATCAGCGACTGCTGGTAGGCGATCGACGCCTGCTTGCTCTGCAAACTGTTCTTGCCGCTGGTCTTGACCGACGAGGCGTAGGTTTTCTGCGCCTGTGTCACGCTCAGGATCGACGACTGGAGCCCCAGGTCCGAGTTGATCGCGTTCAGCATCGTGTCGGTCTGGTGCAACAGTTGGAGGTTCGCGTCCTGGGTTGCGTTGGACAGTGCCTGTTGCGCGCCCCGGTTCGCATCGGTCGCGGCGGCGAGGTTGTGTTGTGCGGTGATGGTTTGCGGCGCCTTGGCGCCGAACTGGTCGAGGTCGGCGTTGTAGATGGCGGTGGCCTTCTGCAACGGGTCCATGTTCTTCGTGGCCACGTTCAGGGCGTCGGAGAACTGTGCGGCGTTCCCCTCGCCCTGCTTGAAACCGTCCGACAGGTGCGCGATCGTCGGCGCGGCGGCGGTGATCTGCGCGGTCGCGTTCTTGCTGGCCGCCCCACCCTGCACCAGGCCCTGCAACACGGCCTGTTGCTTGTTCGCCGCCGCCGACATGGCGTCACCGAGCAGCGCGAACCCGACACCGGCGATCGGGAGGACGTTACCCAGCGACCCCAGGGCCGACCCCATTTTGGAGGTGGCCTTGGTGACCTTCTCACCGATCGACGCGCTGTTGGTGAGTTTCGCGGCGTAGATGCCGACCTTCTGCCCGGTCGTCGTGACCGACGACCCGAACTTGTTCAACGGCGCAGTGGCCAAACCGAACAGCTTGAAGGCGCCGATCGCCGGCAGAGCCTGCCCGGTGATGTCCCCCAACACGGGTGCGACAGGTTTGAGCACCGACAGCATCGTGTTGGCGGTGGACACCGTGCTCCCGAACCCCGACGCCAATCCGGGTAGCACACCGCCGAGGACACCACCCACGTTTTTGATCAGCCCGCCGAACTTGTCCAGATCCCGCTCGAGGACGTCGCTGTGCTGCGACACGTCCGTGAACACCGTGGACACCGTGGTTCCGACGTCGCCGAGCAGGGTCGCCAGGCCCTGCATGACCGGCTGGGAGTTCTTCGCGGCGGTGACCAGGCCGGGCATGGCGTTCGTGGCCAGCGCGTCCACGCCACCGGTCAGCGCGGTGATGTCCGGGCCGGCCGCCGAAAAAGCCTGGTCCAACTGTGGACCCAAGTTGGCGAACGTCTGCTGGAGCATCTTTTCCGACTTCGCCAACGCGGGCGCGGCCTGGTCGGTGACCGACGTCATCTCGGTGATGACCTGGTGCGACAAGTCCGAGAAGTTGGCCTGGACCTGCTTGTTGCCCTTCTGCACCAGGGCGACCACGCCGACCAGGCCCAGCGACACTCCGCCGATCAGGGCGGCCGACACCAACGGCGCCGCGGCGGACACACCCAGGGCCAGCGCCCCGCCGATCAGCGAGCCCTTGTCCTTGGCGTCAGCCGCGTTCTTGTCCAGTTCGCGGGCCAACGCTTCCGCGTCGGCCTGCGCCTTCTTCATGCCGGTGGTGTCCTGGCCGACCTTCCGCAGCGCCGCATAGGCTTCGGCCGCCGACCGGGCCAACCCGGAGGCGTCGCCGTTGAGCTTGACCTGGATCGTGCGGGTGCTGCTGGCCATCAGACACCCTCACCGAAGCTGTCGACGATCGCGTTCGCCGCCGCCGTCCACGCATCCGCGATCTCCGGTGCGTTTTCCTCCACACTGGGGAAGAACCAGGCGCCCGACTGGCCGCGGTGCTCCTGGTACTGAAACCCGGTCGACTCGTCATAGCGGGGTTTGCCGTACCAGCCGGAGTGTTCGTTCATGCCGAACTCGGAGCCGAACAGCAGCTTGTAGGCCGGCTTGCCGTAGCGGCCCAAACGTCGGCCGCCGCCGGCCTGCACCGCAGGAAACCGGTCCTTCTTCACCGTCACGGTGGTGGCCTCGAGGGCGGCCTGCGCACCCTCGGCCATACCAGACGCCTTCGCGGTCTTCGCCACGTCGGCGGCGATCACCCCGGCCGCCTTGCGCAACTGCTTGTTGGCCTCGTCGGGCAGGCCCTTCAGTTTGGCGAGGGTCTCCTGCAACCCGGTGATGCGGATGGTGACAACCAGCGCCTTCTTCGCCATCCCGCACCTCCACCCCAGTTACCGCTTCTTGTTTCGGTCCTTCAGGATCTCGAAAGCAGTCACCACGACCCTCTGGTCCTCCAACCACTGCCGCTCCCACGACTCGACCGGGATGCCGGTGGCGAGGGCGAGCCAGGTCAGTTCGTAGTGGATGCTTCCGGCCTCGTAGGGTCCACCGGGTCGGCCTCCGCCGGTGCCTCAGCGGATGCCCACACATCCGTGGTGGCACAGAACTTGTCGAAATCGCCGCCCGGCTTGTCCAGTGCGATCCACGCCAGCTCGTAGAAGTACTGCACCCGCAACGCGTTGCCTTCGAGCTGCACGGCGGACCGGTTGGAACGTTCCTTCTCCCACGCCATGACCGTGCGCGGTGCGATGGCCAGCGTTTCGACTTCGTCGGAGCCGTCGCGTTGGACGTCCAGGTGTCTGACCACGATGCTCACAGCGACACCACCGCCCGGGTGACGGTCGTGGCGTTGTCATAGGTGACGTAGGCCCGGCCAACGTCGGTGGTGACGTCCGCGGTCGACGTGGTCTGCCCGAACGTCGAAGACGCGAACGGGCCGATGAGCGCGGTCGCTCCGGACGCGACGTCGACGACGAGGTCGTCCACGTCCAAACCGTCCACAGTAACCGGGGTTTCGACGGTGACCGTGACGGCGGTCGCGCCTGCCACCACCATGAGCGCCACCCGTCCAGTGTCGATCACGTCACCGTTCCCGGAACCCGACGTGGGTGCGGTAAGCACTGGGACGAGTCCGGTCTTCACGATCGGCTGGGTGGTCTGGCTTGAGCGTGCCATCATGCACCCCTGGTGTAGCTGTAGCCCGGGAACACCGGGAAGGTGGCGTCGAGCATGGCGGTGGTGCGGGCGTCGCCGCCGGTCACATGCGGAATGATCTTCAGCGACCCGGAGATCAGCGTGTGCTCCGCCGACACATCCGGGTTCTGCTCCAACACGAAGTCCACCACCGCGTTGACGTTGGAGTAGATGAAGTCCGACAGACCATCCGACCGCCAGTCCTCATACCCCTTGATTTCCAGCGTGGCCTCGGGGTCGGTGTCCTCGTAGAACGCGTTGTGCCCCTCACCCGCACTGGACAGCGTGAACTGTTGGGTGCCGACCTTCACGCCCGGGTCGAAGTTGAACGTCTGGATCTGCGTAGAAAAGTCGGTGCCGTCGACCGACAGGGAGATCGTGGTAATCCGCCTCTGGTGCGGCTGCGGATCGGTCAGAGTCATCACAGGCTCCCTTCGAGAGTGAGCAGGTAGGCAGGCAGCGTGGCGCCCGAGGTGCGCCACGACGTGGGAACGGCAGGATCGGTGATCGTCGGCGCGTCCGGATTGGACGGCAACACGGTGCACACCTTCAGGATCAACGCATCCAAAGCCGCAGCAGCACCACCGTTATCGGGAACGATGAGGTACAACGGCCACTTCGCCTGATCCGGGCCCTTGCCGTTGAACACCGTCCACGACAAGGTCGGCGGAGCGATGATCATGCACGGCGGGTTGATCGGCGCGTCCGGCTCGGTGTACACCTGCACACCGGTTCCGGCTTGCAGGAAGTTCGCCAGGGCGGCCTTCTCGTCGGCAGCGCTCATGCGAACGCCCCCTTCGCGAATCGACCGATCCCCAACAGACGTTCGATGTCCGGATCCACCGACGGCACGCGGGCCGCACCCAGGTCACCCATGTCGACCAGGCCATCGACCGAGCGGCGGCGGGAATGCCACCGGCCGGCCAGGCGCACCGTCCCCAACCACAGGTCGTCGGTCGGGTTCGGCAGGTCACACAGCGGGTCGGCGTCGTAGTTGAACCGCTTCCGCTTGTCGCGCACGAAGGCCACCGCCGCCGCCAACTCCGTCGCCAGCACGGTGTCGTCGGTGTCGACCGTGATGCCGGCGTCGATCTTTACGTCAGCGACGGTCGGTGGCCACGTGTTCGTCATCAGCCGGCCGACTCCTGGTCGGAGACGGCCTGTGTGCGCGGCTTGCGGGGCGCCCTGCTCGGCTTCTCGGACGGTACGGAATCCGTTCCCTGCACCGTGAACGCCATCGGTCCCGCCGCGTCGAGCAGAGCCGCCCGCGCATCGTGCTCGGTCGGGTAATCGGCCAGCACACGTCCGCCGGAGGCGAACGTGAACCCCCAATGGCCCTCGTACGGCGTTCCGTCCCGGCGTGTGATCTCGGACAGGACCAACTCGGTTCCAGAGTCGATCCGGCGGAATCGGCCGGTGGCGACCAGGACAGGGTCATCACCGCGCTGGAGTTTGGCCAGCTCCACCCACATACCCATCAGTCGTTCGCCACCGCGTCGGTGATCACGATGAGCTGCACCGAGACCGGGCGGCGAACCAGCACGCCGACGTAGCCGAAGATGCCCATCCGCACCGCGGCCGGGCCGACCACCTGGTCGTAGGAGAACTGCAACAGGTCGGACTCGGCCAGGAGCACGGCCTGCGACCGCATCACCGCGATGGTCTCGGTCTCCACGATCGGCGCCGACCCTGTGGTGACCCGCTTGATGCCGATCGTGCCGTAGGCGTCGACACCCTCGATGTCACCGACCAGCACGTTGCCCAACTGGCCGGTGGCGTTCTGCGGGTTGTACCGCGTGACCGGCATCAACGGCCGGTTGTTGCCGTCCTTCAGCTTCCGGAACACGCCGAACGAGAAGTACGACATCGCCGCGATGTCCGCCGGGCCGTACAAGTCCCCGGCGACAGCGGTCTGCGCGTCCACCACAGCGTCGATCAGCGCGGCGTCCGTGGTGGCGTCAGCGAGCGTGGCGAGCGTGGCCGAAACCGTGCCGCCGGCAACGACCGCCGCGCCGACCAGCGCCTCCACCTTGGCGTCCCACGCGGCCCGCAGGTCACCCATGATCAGCGAGTCCACGGCGGGGTCGGAGGCGTTGAGCAACTGGCGGGACACGTCCTGGAACGCGCCGAACGTGTTCGGGGTCAGGACGTCCTTGTCGGTGGTGAACCGGTCGGTGCCCCAGCCGGACTGGTTGACACCTTCGGTGGGGGTCTGCTGGAGCAGGTTCGCGTCGGTCTGCGCGGTCTGCTTGGGCAGGTTCAGCGGCCGCGGGTCATCGCCCAGCGGGATCCGCCGCACCAGGTTCGCCAGGACGCGGTTCTGCCGGCCCAGCGCCAGGTACTCGTCGGTCAGCCACTTCGGCGGCAGCAGACCGGTACCACCGGATGCCTGCGTGACGGCACGCATGTGCTCGTCGAGACGGCGCTGCGCCTCCGAGTCCTTGCTCTGACCAGCCAGGTACAGGTCCCGGAAGAACGACTGCTTGCCGCCCTGCTTCACCGACCGATAGTGGCCCGGGTCGCGATCCTGCGTGCGGGCACGGCTCGTGCCGTCGTCCTGGCCGGCGCCGCGCGTGTTGTCCGCGGCGTGATCCAGATCGGCGGCGAGCTGCCCGACCGACAGGTTCCGCTTCTCCTGCTCGGTCAGGGTCTGGATCTGCTCGGCGACACTGCGGGCCTCGGTGGCCTGACCGGTGATGGTCTTCAGTTCGTCTTCGCTGAGGTCACGCTTCTCGTTGACAGCGCGCTGCTGCAAGTCGTTGATACCGGTCTGCAAGGACCGGTACTGCTCGCGCAGCTTCAGCAGATAGGGATTGGTGACAACAATGGTCTCGTTGGACACGACACGCTCCCAGCGTCGAGTGGAATGTTCAGTCACTCGACCGGGGTGTCGTCACGCCTGCACCGGGGTGTCCACCATGGTCTTCGGTGGGGGTGTCGGCTGGCGTACGAGGTGTCGGCCTATGCAGTTGTTGTCCCGGGCGATGATACCTCAGATAGGCAGCACCGGAAGCGCCGCGACCAGGCGCGCCGCCTCCAACATGTTCGGCGGCATCTTCGGATCGACCGCGCGACTGGCCATGCCAGTGTCATAGCCGGCGTGCTGCTTCGCGATTCCGGCCGCCTGCAACGCCTGTAGGCCGGCGTGCCCGTACTTCTTGCGCCCGATGTGCGCGGCCAGGGCAGCCGGGTCGGTCGCACCCTTCGCCGCCAACTGTGCGGTCAGGTCATCGAACTTGCTCATGACAGGTGGCTTCCTTCCTCGACCATCTGATCGGCCAGCTTCGCCAACTCGGCGCACTCCTCCGGGGTACAGCCGGCCAGCACGTCCATCAACGACATGACGTGGTGGTGCTCGGTGTCCGCGTCGGACGGCGGCACGATCCCCTGTCCGGCGCCCTCCATCGTCAACGCCCGCACACCGGCCAGGGCAGCAGCCCCGCCGAACGCTCCCTCGGGTACTCCGGCCACATGCATCAGGTCCGCCTTCACTCGTCGTGTGATGTTGCCGCGTCGCCGGTTCAGCGGGTTGTCGAACGCGATGGAGAAGTGCGGCCTCTTGCCGTCCCGGATCCTGTCCAGATAGTCGTCCCCTTCGGGAGAGTCATTCACATGGCCTTCCACGAACAGATGCTTCGGATCCGCGCGCGCCATCGTCAGCTTCCCGACCCGCACGCCGCCGTGCACGTCGTGCAGGTCGAACAGCGGCACACGGTGCATGGCCCGCATCTGGTGGTTGAACGCGCCGCGGTCCCATTCCTCGATCAGGTTCCGGTCGATCTGCACCGGATGGTCGAATGGGACTGCGGCCCCGAACACGGTGCGCCCGTCCCCGCCCTGGGCGATTGACCGGACTTCGATCTCACCGCCGAATGGGCGGTAGAACAGCTCACCCATGGTGTCCTCCCTGATGATGCGCCGCGAATGCCGCCCTACCGGCAGGCGTAGCCAACATGATGTTCGTTGCCTCACCCTCCACTTCGTGCGCTGGCACGTCGTGGGCGAGCAGGAAGTCCCGCAACGCCGTCCACGGATGCGGCTTGGGCAAGTACTCGGCCATGCCCTCCGGTCCGGTCAGCCACCTCCACAGGTTCAGGCCGTGTTCGGTGAGCGGCAGCCGCGACACGGCACGCTGGCCGCCGGCCGCATCCAACTCCGGCACCCGAGAAGCCAACGCCGGAACCACCGGCACCGGGTGGTCGCGGGGCTGCAAGATGGCCGGCTGGTCCACCGGCGCTTCCTTGTTCAGCTTCAGCTGCACCGCGTCGGTGGGCGGCATGTCGTCGATGCCGGGCACCACCGGCAGCCGTTCCATGCTGCGCACCTCGGAACGGCGCAACCAACCGGAAGAGATACCCAGCGAGTAGGCGGTGTAGCGGGACTGGGTGTCGCCGCGCAGGAAGTGGTCCAGGTTCGCGCGGACCTTCGTACCGTGCGGCATCGCCAGGGACAGTGTCTGTTCCCAGTTGACGAAGTGACCGCCCATGGTCCACTTGAGCAGGCCGAGCGCTTCGGAGTCGACGGTGGCGTAGGTGAGGCTCGTACCGCCGGAGTTGGTGGAGTTCACGAACCCGGAGGGCAGGCCGAGCAGGTTCGCGATCTCGTTCAGGCTGAGTTGCCGGGCCTCCACCAACTGCATCTGGTCCGGGTTCCACGCGATGGCCTGGAACTCGACGTTCGCGTTCAACGCGGCGACGCCGCCCTCGTCGCGCTGCCGCATCCAGTCCCGCTTGGCTTCTTCCAGCTCCTCGGGATCCTTCGCATCGTCGCCGGTGATCCGCAGGTAGCCGGGCGGCACACCGGGCCGCGACATGTTCCGCACGTACCGCTGCTGCTCGTGCGCCGTCGCGATCGCACCCGCAAAGTGGGCTTCCAGGATGCCGAACCCGCGCAGCGACCCCGGCGCACACGCACCCTTCACGTGCAACACGTCCGACGCCGCGTAGGACTGGCCGGCGATCGAATACTCGACCGTCCCCACCGGCAGCATCGACGACGCACCCGGGCCGACCCGACGCACACCGCACCAGGCCGCCGGCACCGGCCAGAACGACGTCGGCTTCCCCGCCGCGTCACGTGTCGCGATGACCGAGATCGCGTTGCCGTTGATCAGGTAGTCCAGGAACTGGCTTTTGAACGTGGTGTACCGGGTGTCCGGCGGCGCGGGCTGCTCCAACAGCGACGGCCGCGGCGACACCAACTCCTCCTGGTCCCGGCCGTGGATCGTGTAGGCGTCCCAATCCACCTGGGCCAGCAGATCCGAGAGCAGGTTCGACCCGCGCCAGAACGCGGGGATCGACATGACGTCGTAGTACAGCGCGAGACCCGAGGTTCCGGACACTCCCTGCGGTGCGACGCCGACCGAGTTGAACAGGTTCGCGAAGAACGACAGTCGCGGCCCCGTCGTCGGCTGCGGGTCCGGGATGTGTCCGATTGAGCGCACGAACGCCCCGCGCAGGCCCATCAGCGTCCCTTCGACGTCGGCTCGAACAGGACACCCAACCCGACCGCGAGTACACCGGTCACAACCAGGCCGACACCCAGCCCGGCGAGCACGAACACCCCCGCCGACACCGACGCCACCCCGGCCGCCTGCGTCACGCCGGGCAGCCGGCTACGCGTCGCCGACACCAGGCGGGCGGCGGCCGAACGCAGCCGGGCCAGCACCGGGGTCGCGCCGGTCATCTCCAGCCACGACCGGTCCGCCGGCGCGGGAACAGGGACGGTTGCCACTAGACCACCAACCTCACTCGCTTACGAGGCGCCGGCAGAGTCCGCGCCAACCGAACCGCCCCGGCCGCCGCATAGGCGCCGTGCACATTCCCCTGACCGCGGCGCACGAACCGCCACCCGTCACCCGAGTTCCACTTCTTCGCCCCCGCGATGTGCCCGTCCAACACCTTGTCCCCGGAATGCACCACTTGCCCGGCCGCCACCAGAGCAGCGAACTCCTGACACAACTCGGTCACATCGCTACCGGTCAGTTCGACCAGTTCGAAACCGCGGCGGAACATCGGCTTCCCCACCGAACTTGTCTTGATGGCGAACAGGTGCCGAATGTCCGTGGCCGACCCTGCGGCGGGCCCCGACGGGAACCAGCCAAACCGCTCCGGACGGAGCACCTCGTCGATCGCCTTCAGGTCGGCCAGCGACTCATTGAACGTCCGCCACGTGTGCAGCACCTGCACCCGCGTCCGACCGTCCGGCAGCGGTGCCGCGCCGAGCAGAATCACCGACCCGTCCTCCGGTGAGATGTCCAGGCACAACACCAACCGCTCCGCCTCGGCCAACCCGTTGCCCACCGCGTCGGCGGCCGACCGCCACGCCGCCAGGTCCACCGCGCCGTCCAGGGACGCCACGGCCTGGCACAGCACCTCGGTCCGGAAGATCGCCGGCGGATCGGTGTCGAGACTCGATTGGATCGCGTCCTCGCTGATCAGATAGCCCAGCGCCGGGTCGGCCTGCTCCCACGCCTCGCGGTCGTCCAGTGCACATCCATCGGGCGCGGAGTATTCGGCGATGAACAGCGACGGGGTCCGGCCGTTCAGGGCGTTCGACCGGATCTGGTTCAGGACGACGGACTCCTCGCCGCCAGCGTTGGAGTACAGCCACGCCTGCCCGTTGGGGACCGCGTTCAGCGTCTTCGACAGCGCCGACCACGCCGCCCACGACGTGTGCGTCCGCAGTTCGTCGACGGTCAAGTGGTCGATCGTCAGACCACGGGCAGCGTCCTCGTTCGCCGCCCGGATGATGTGCTCCCGTTCCCCCGTGAGCGTCAAACTCTCCTTGCCGTTGCCGCGGCGGAACGCGACTCGCTGCGACGCCAACGCCGGGCAACCGCTGACCAGCGAGTTGGTCGCCTCGAGCATGCGCAGCGCGATAGTCACGTCCTGCGCCGTACCCACCACCAACGCCATCCGCAGTACGTACAGCTTGAACAGCGCCAAGATCCTCGACAGGTGCGACTTGCCGTTCTGGCGTGCCACCATGACCAGCACTGTGCGGAACCTGAACCGCCAACCAGCCTCAGCCGTCGTACAACCGGGCGCCAACTCCAACGCGTGGATCACCACCCACTGCTGCCACGGCAGCAGCGGAGCGCCGATCATCTGAGCGAAGTCGACGACCGCGAAACCCCAGGAGTTCGACCGGTCCAACGGCCGCAACGGCGGCGTGAACAGGCGCGGCTCCGTCCGGCCAACCAGGCCGCCGGCAGCAGGCTGTGACAGCAGCTCCTGCCGGACCGAAACGTCGCCGCCGACCACGACCGGACCGCTGGCCTGCGGAGGAACGGTTGGAACTACCTCTTGGGACGTTGGGACAGGAGTGTAGAAGCCACGTCGAGCACGGTGGATACGACCCGCAGCCGCGAGCCGAGCAAGGTACCGGCGCCCGTCATCACCGAACTCCGACATGACCTCGCCCGTTGCGACGCCCTGTGGACGGGCGTTGACGTAGGCGAGGATGTCCGAGGTTCGGTCGCTCAGGGTGTCAAGCACCGGGCGGCACCCCCTGCACCATCCGCAGCAGGCCGGCCGACGCCGGATCAGGTGCGGCCTGCTGCGGCTGGGCCTTCGCCATCGCCGCACGCGCCCTCGGCGTCGCCCCCAACTCACCCAACACTGCCGCCAACTTCGGGCCGATCTCGCCGAGCACCTTCCGAGCCGACAGAGCCTGCGTCAGCGCCTCCACCCGCTCCATCAGATCCTCATCGCGACCGGCAGCGGCCGCCTCCCGCAGCACCTTCCGGGCAGCCGCCTCCATGCCCGCAGCGCCGTCCAGGGCACGCGCATACGCCTCGGCCAACCTCGCGGCCGCGTCGTCCTCGGGGGGCAGGGACAACGCGGCCAACGAGGCCGTCACAACCGGCGCGAGAAGCCGATCAGCCGACGTCAGAACCCGCGAATCGGCCACGATCACCTCCCGTACGCGCCAGACGGCCACAGTGTACGGCCAACTGTCCGACTATCGGACAGAACCGTTCGCAGGGCGGACAACGTGTCGGCTTGACCCGGGAAGGTCACCATCCCTGGGGAGGGAGGATCACAAGGGAGCGGATGTCATGGTGATCGACTGTCTTGAAAAACCGCAGGTCAAAGCGTTGCGCGGTCGTGTGAAGTGATCTACGTTTGCGCAGGTCAGAGCCTTGTTGATCGTGCCATGTGGACTCATGATCGAAGTCTTGAACGTCTCACACGTCTGTCATGTCCGGTTCGACCGGTCCGAGAGGAGCCTGTCAGCCAGCCACCCCGGCACCTCGTGCTCACCCTCGACACGGCCAGGCTGCCCCGCCTTCTGGTTGCACAGACGATGACTGGGCACGATGAACCGCAGGTCGTCACCCACAAGCCGCCGGTCACGCGTGTGATGCGCCTGCCACGCCTGCGGATGCTCGCGTGGCAGGCTGCGCGGGATGGGTTTGCCGCACAGGTGGCACGTCCAGCCGTCCGGCCGGGCCTGCACGGCGAGCCTGATCCGTCGCCAGCGTGCGGTGCTTCCACTCGACCATGCTTTGCTCACGGCTCGACGGCTGTCTGGCCATGTTGGTAGGCCATGGCTTCCCATCGGCCGGTGTAGGTGACGACGGTGCGTTGGACGGCTCGAACGCCGCGCATGCCGGGGACGTCGGCCGGGTGGCGGGCGCAGTACTCGCTGACCTGGCTGACCTGGCCGTCGGGGTAGCGCAGGCCGTACTCGACGTGCTCGCGGCGCCGGCCGGCCGGTTCACCGAACAGGCTGGCCGTCATGGCGTCCCTCCGCCTTGGTCGAGTGCGTGTTCGAGTTCGGTGATGCGTTGCCGTGCTTGGTCGAGTTCGGTGGTGTGTGTGGCCATGACCGGCCAGATGATGCGTTCGCAGACGGCTTTGGCGAGGATGGCGATGGTGCGGTCGGACAGGTGGTGTCCGTGTTCGGCGAGCGCGGCGGTCATGGCGCGGTCGACTTGCCGTCGCAGCGCGGTCATGGTCGAGCCTCCTCGAGTCGGGTGACGACGATGTGGCAGCCGGTGCGGTCGCCAGGTGAGGCGATGCACTTGGCGGCACGCAGGTTGACGACCTGGCTGTCGTCGTGCCACACGCCAGCCGACGACAGCGCGTCCAGCACAGCGCGAATCAGCTTGTCCAGGTCGGGCCGCTTCACCGCCGGTGGTGTGCGCCGTTTCGGCGTGCTGGCCGGGCGTGGCATGACGAACACCAGGTGCACGACAGCGCCAGCACCGGCCGGGATCGGGTCGAATGTGGCGGCCTGGACTGCGGAGCGGACGTCGGCTCGCCATGGTGCGACGGCCTTGCTGGATTCGACGGTGATGCCCTTACCGCCCTTGACGCCAAGGTAGCGTTTCGATCCCTGTGGCGCGGGTTTCCCGGCCACGAACACGACGAGGTCGTGCGCGGCTGTTGGGGCGGTGTGTTGTTCGAACAGCGCCTGGTCGGTCACCGCGTCTGCTCCTGTTGGTCGAGTTGGTCGGTGATGGCCCACACGTCGCCGACGGTGAGCGGACGGCGGGCGAGGCGCCGTTCGAGCCATTCGCGGCGCTCGCTGCTGGACGGCGGTTGCGGCTGGGTGAGCACGAGTGACCGTGGCGGCGCGTGGCGTCGGCACGGTGACGGCCGGCTCACGACGTGGCTCCGACGGATTCGGCGTACTCCGGGTCGGCGGTCCGCATCTGGGCGACGATGGCCGGCGAGATGGGGAACCGTGCCGGGCCGGCCGACTCTGGCGGGCGCGGGGTGCACGGTCCCAAAGTGCCCCGGCGTTGCCGGTTGTAGCACCCGGAGCACAGGTCCCCGGCGCCGTGCCGGACGAACCCCTGCTTGCCCATCGACCACGGGTCGGCCGCGTACTGACGGCCCGGGATCTTGATGCGGCCGCAGCCCGCGCAGGTCGTCTGGTTGGGCAGCTTGACCTTGGGGGGTCCGAATGCGGCGAGCATGAGCCGATCGGTGAGATCTTCGCGGTCGCCTGTCATGCCGTGTTCGGCGAGTTGGTCGAGGACGGCGAGGATGCGGGCGCGGGCGCGGTTCCGTTCGCTCTGGCTGGCCATCAGGACACTCCGACGGGGCTCGTGTGGTCGCAGCGGGCGCCGGGCCCGGTGCGGGTGCCGTGGGCTTTGCGGCGCGGGTCGACCCACCGCCAGCCGTCCCCGTCGCACCACGGGCAGTCGCGGACGGCGAGGCGGGCGGAGGCGGCGCGTTGGGGTGCGTCGGCGTCCCAGGCTTGGGCGGCGCGGCGTGCGGCTCCACACGGGCCGCACGGTTCGGTGCCGTCGCTGTCGGCGTGTTTGGGGCAGCGTTCGGGGGGGCGTTGGTCGGCTGGGGGTGCCTCGCGCGTGTGTGCGCCCGCGCGCGACCCCCCAACTGAACCACCTACGGGGCTAGAGCTTCCCCCTTCCCCTACCACTTCCCCCGACCCCTGGGCGATGGGTTCGCGAGGGGTTCCGGGAAGGGTTCCCGAAGGGTTCTTGTCCACAGGGTTGTCCACAGTGGCCGAAGGGTTACCCGAACCGTTTACGGAAGGGTTCGGCGAAGGGTTACCGGAAGGGTTCGGAGCGATGGTGTCCGCGACCCTCGCGGCCTCCGCCGAACCCAACCGGCGCAACTCCACAGCGAGCGCGGCACGCAGCTTCGGCGACTCGATCGCGGACGCCTGCCGCAGCGCCGCCTTGAGCACGTTGGGCTGCTTCGCCACGCCGTCGTTGCGGATGAACGTGCGCACCAACACCTCCTCGGTGTCCGCGTCGACGACCACGTACCGTTCGGCGACGAGCACGTCCAACGTGGCCATGACGTCCTCGACGGTCGTGTCCGGCGCCAGGCCGGCCCACTTCTTGGGCTGCAACGGCAGCACACCGGCGTGGTTGATCGACTTGTGCGAGGTCATCACCATGTACAGGCGTTGCGCGTCCGAGCGCAGCGTGCGGAAGTCGCTTGCCGGGTCCCAGGTGCGTGTCTGCCAGCGGGCGTGGTCACGAGCCATCGGTGCGCTCCTCGTCTTCCACGGCAAGCAACTGGGCGGCCATCTCGCGGCGTTCAGCGAGGATGCGCCAGCAGATGCCACAGAAGTAGCGCCACACGTCGCTGACGCCGCGCGTGGTCATCGCAGTGTCGATCGCCTGGCCGATCTCCTCGCCGGACAAGCCGGCATCGCGGAACGCGAGCACGGACTTCGGCCAGTCGGGCGGCCGTGGCAGGACGTCACCGGTTCCGTGGTCGGTGCGCCAACGGCACCAGTAGTCGTCGGTGCCGGCGATGTAGGCGTCGTCATCGGCCCTGGCTTGTGCCTGGATCTCGGATGCCCGTTTCATCGCCGTGGCCCATCGGAGCGCGTCCTGTTCGACGTCGGCAACGAGAGAGGCATCCGGTACGGACGCGGCCTTGCCGGCGTTGCAGTCCGAGCAGGCCGTGACGAGGTTGGCCGGGTCGTCTGTGCCGCCGAGTGCGACCGGCACGACGTGGTCGACGGTCAACTCGACGTCGGGTGCGGAGCGTCCGCAGTATCGGCAGGCGTGGTTGTCCCGCCGGAGCACTTCGTAGCGCAGCCGTTTCGAGACGGCCATCGGGCGCTCCCTTCTGGTCAGTGTTCGGTTGTGCGCCCAGCACGCAATGCGTCGGTGCTGGACCGGTTGTCCTGGTTGGTGTCGAGCGCCCAGCCCAGCGCCACCTGGGCGGCCAGGTGCTCGGAGCACATCTCGGCGGCGACCACGGCCAGGTGCCGAGCCGCGGCCAGCGGGTCGTCGCGTAGCACGCCGGCCTGCTCGAACGCGGCGGCGACGGCGGTGGCGTCGCGGGCGTGGACGGCGCCGATGAGGTTGAGCACGACGGGGACGAGTGCGCGGGTGATGGCGTCCTCGTCGGCCGCGTCCTCGTCGTCCGGCTCGGCGGGTTGGACCAGCGGCAGGTCGTCGACCGGTTCGGCTGGCTCGGCTGGCTCGGCGGGTTTCCTCTCGGCGATGCAGAAGCCGCACTGGCCGTGTGCGACCGCGAGCCGGCCGCAGGCGCAGCTCGTCGTGCCGGCCGGCATGTCCGCCGGTGGCTCAGGGGCCGGCTCGGGAGCGTCGACTTCCGACGGTGCCACGTCGATTTCCGACGCCAGCTCATCCATGTCCACGACAGGCTCGGCCGGTTCGGCGGCCGCCGGCTGTTCGCGGGGCGCCGGGTTGGGCAGCGTGCCATGGGCGCGGGCCCGCGCACAACAGGCCGAGCACATGCCGTGTGCGCCACGTACCGTCTTGCCGTCCCGTTCGGCGACGCTCATGCGGGCCCACGTCTTGGCGTTGACGGTGAGGCGCCGGCAGTCCACGCAGGGCCGTGGCGGCCCGGGTTTCGGGCCGTGCCTCAACGCGCCAGGGGGCGCCGGGTGCGGCAGTGTGCGGGCCCGTTGGGCGCGGCCGTAGCAGGACCAGCACATGCCGTGCGCGGCGCGTAGTGCCACGCCTTCCTTCTCGGCTTCGGTCATGTCGCGCCACTCGGTTTGGGCCACGGTGATGCGGCCGCAGTCCACACACGGCCGGCGAGTGCGGCGGTGTGTGGCGGCTGGCTTCTCATCGGCCGGCTGGACGTCGGGCAGCTCGTCGTGTGCCGTGTCGTCAAGGTCGGGCACGTCGACCTCGACCAGTGGTGCGGCGTCGACGTCCAGCTCGTCGACGGCCACCAGGCCCAGGGTGCCGTCCACGGCCGGGTCATCGAGGAGGCCGAGGACGTCCAGCAGCAGCCGGGCGTCGGCGGTGTCGCGTGCGTGGCGGCAGACGGTGAGCGCGGCCTGGCGGCGCCTGTCCGACTCGGACAGTGCGCGGATCGCGGCGGGCGCGGCGAGGCCGGTCATGCCGCGACCTGCCCGGTGCCCCGGTCCGTCAAATGCCACCCAGCACACTCGTCACAGCGATACCAGCCCAGCAGCACCACGCACCGGCCGAAGGACTGGCGGCGGGTTTTGTTGGCCAGCCGGTCACGGCCGGCGAGGGCTGCTTTCCTGTTGCGGAAGCGGACACCTCGCCGGCAGCGGCCGGCCTGCGCGACGGCGGTCATCACGGGGCGCTCGGCTCGTCGACGCCGCGCACCTGGGTGGCGGCTCGGCAGGCGCATTGCTTGGGGATGGCCATGCCGAGCAGCCACGCGGCCACGGCGAGACGCCAGTGCGGCGGGCAGTAGCGGTCCGGCGGCGGAACCGGAGACAACCCGCCGGCGCGGACTGCTTGGTCCGTGCCGGGCCTGATCGCGTACGCCATGTCAGCGTCCCTTCTTCTTGGCCCACTTGTCGGCGTGCGGGCAGGACAGCTTGTGGTGCCGGTACAGGAGCCGGCCGGCCTTGCGGGCACCGGCGGCCGCGGTGGGGTTGAGGACGCCGCATGTGCCGGCGTGCCGGTCGATGTCGACGTTGCCTTCGTCGTGTGGGCGGATGTCGACGGGCATCCGCTGGCCGCGTGCCGTGGTGAGCCAGAAGATCGACCGCTGGCAGAAGTTGCACGGCGAGGGCTGCACCGCCAACGGCCGGGTCACGACGGGCCGCCAGGTTCAGGCGGTGTGACGCCGATCAGGCCGGCGATGTGCTCGGCCCACTCGGGTGGCAGCTTCGCCAGGCCGGCGCGGATCCGATCCTGCTGCTCGTCGGTCAGCGCGCTGGGCGGCTTCAGCTCGGTTGGCGGCTGGCCGACCCTCTGGCGGAGGGCCGCCAAGTAGCTCTCCGCGCTCACTGGCCGGCCGCCTTGTTCAGCTCGGCCTCGCGCTGGCAGTAGCCGCACCCCTCGACCGTCTGCTGCTCGTGCCCGAAGAAGTGGTCCTTCCCGGCCTGGTCGCCGGTGCACGCCGCGACCGTGCAGTCGGGGTGCCACGCGGCGAACACACCGCCCTCGAGCGCCGGGTGGCCGGCGTCGTGCCACGCCTGCGGATCGGCCGCCGTCCGCAGGCTAGCCGCCTGGTCCGGCTCCGAGTCGACGTCGATGACGTCAGGGTGCTCACCGTGCAACAACGCATCCGGGTCCGGGGTCAAGTCCAGGCGCACCGAGCCGTCCGCCTCGATCGCCGAGGCGAACTCGGTCGACTTGGGCAGCCACTTCGCCAACTGGCGGATGGTGGTCTTCAGCGCCATGCCCTCGAACTGGTCCCGCCACGGGCCGACGATCTCGCCCTTCTTGTTGCGGGCCATCGCATACCGGTCCCGGTAGGACTCCATCTCGTCGTAGCCCATCACGAAGAACACGTGCCCGCCGGTGGTGAACTTCGCCACCGCGTAGTAGGCGACCGGTTCGCCCCGTTCCCCGCGCAGCACCGGCTTGTGCGTGAGCTGGTCGTCCAGGCCGTAGGACACGTCGAACGTGTCGTTGGCGTGTACGGTGCGGGCGACGAGTGACGTGATCTGCCCGGACCGGTGCGCCAGCTCGACCAGACCCTGGTAGCCGATGACGAGCTGCGCGCGGTGGCCGCCATAGCGAGGGTTGCCGCGGCCGTCCTTACCGACGACGAGCCGGGAGTCCCAGAACGGCAGCAGCCACGCGTGGCCCAGCACGCCGGGGCGCAGGCCGAGCTGCGCGCAGGTCATCAGGGCGCCGAGTACCGACGTGGGCTCGCACTCGGCCAGCTTCGGTGTCATCCGCAGGCAGGTGAGCGCGTCCCGGACCAACTGCGCGGCCTCCTTGCCGCGCGGCATGGCCATGGCGAACTGGTCCTGCATGTTCGTGATCTGCTTGGCCAAGCTGGGCGGCGCAGCCTGCTCCAGTTCGGCGCCCGGCTTGGCCTCCGTGTTGTCCCGCACGCGGCGTGCCAGATCGTTCCCCATCTCGTGTCCCCTTCGGTCAGATCTTGAAGTCCAGGCGGCGGGCCCGGAACGCCGTGTACAGGTCCGGGTGCGCCGCGGCCAACGCGTCGATGTCCAGCTCGTCGACGGTCACCGGGCGGGTGAACTCGGCGGCCAGGTCCGGGTGCGCCTCGACGAACCGGCGCCGACTGAACTGCCCGGTGTTCTTCCACGTGGCGACGACCTTGTCGCCGCACATCAACTGCTGCTTCTCGCCGATCAGGGCGCGCACGTGGTTCTTCAACGCGTTGGTGGCGACCTCGGCGGTCTTCTCCGCGGCCAGGGTCTGCGCGCGGAGTTCGGCGATGCGGTCCCGCTCGGCGACGTCGACGTCGGCGATGGTGTCGGGCTGTGCCACCTGGTAGCGGTCGGTCAGGAACTTCACGGCGGCGTCCGAGCCGTCCCACGCCGGCGCCTGGCGGGCCAGGACGTGGTCGTGCCAGAACCGGCGGCCGACGTCGACCAGCACGCCGATCAGCTCGTCGTCTCGTTCGACCAGCCTGTATTCGTTGTGCTGGCCGGCGATCAGCACCGCGATGTGCCAGGCGGGCAGGCCGGTGACGGCCATGCCCCACTGGGCCTGCAACTCGGCGTGGTCGGCGGTCTGCCCGTCCTTCCATTGGTAGGCCACCCACTGCGAGCACGTCTTGCCCTCGTAGCCGTAGCCGTCGGACACGATGCCGTCGGGGTTGGCGAACATCCACGGCCATTCCCGCGACCGGTAGGTGCCGGCCGGGTGCACGGTCAGGCTGTGGAGGCGGGCGAACCGGTCCCGTACCACGGGTTCGAGCAGGGTGCCCATCTCGGCGGCTTCGGATGGTGCCTCGTCGACGAGCGGTACCTGGCCGGTCTTGTCCAGCCACAGTTCGTAGGGCGACTCGTAGCGGGTCAGGCCGACCAGGGTGGACACTTCGGAGCCGCCCAGTCCGTCGCGGCGGGCGGCCAGCCAGGTGGGCCGGTCGGCGCCGGGCGGCAGGACGAGTTCGGCGATGGCCGGGTCGATGGCGGGCGCGGCGGTGGTCACGATTCACCTGCTTGTCGGGCGGCGCGCAGCGCGGGCAGTGCGGCCTCGCGGTGGCGTGCGGCCGACATCGACGCCAGCACTGCATCCCGATCCAACGGCGGCGGGCCGGCGGCGAGCGCGTCGGCGGCTTCCTGCGCCAGGACCGCCAGCTCGTCCTCGGACAGTTGCCGCACCCAGTGCCGGCCCTCGCGGTCCGCATCGGCCAGGAACAGGGCGGCACCGCCGTCGGAACCGCCGCGCGCGACGTGGATGCGGCCGGCGAACGGCGCCGGCTCGAAGCCGAAGCCGGTCATGTCCGCACCCCCAGGTGCCGCTCGAACCACGCGGCCGCGGTGGCCATGGCGGCCGAGTGCGCGACCGGGTCCCGCATGAACGACGACGCGATCGGCTGCCGGTACGCGAAGGGCAGGCGACTCCAACACGCCACGCACACGTCCGCCGACTGGCCGTCGAGGGTGCGCCCGCACCGGCCCACGCAGCGCCGCCGCCCCGGCAGCGAGTCGGTGGCCATCTCCGCGACCAGTTCGGACCAGGGCCGGCCGATCGCCCGATACGTGCGGTGGCCACACACGACGGTCTCGCAGTCCTGCCGCAGCGCAGCGGTCACGACACACCTGCCAACGCGTCCAACGTCAACGGGTACACGTCACCCGACGGCGACACATCCGGACCGGCCGACTCATCCGACCACTGCATCGGCACGATCACACCCCGATACTGCTCGCCGATCTGCACCATGATCGGCAGCCGCTGATGCCACCGAAACAACTCGATCAACTCGCCCCGCCGGGAGGCGATCTTCGCGAACGGCGCCACCTGCCAGGCAGCGAAGTCCGTACGCGGCAACACGTCCGGCACGTCGACACCGGCCGGGCGGACACGCACCTCGGTGAGCAGGCCGCGCACGCCCTCCACCGGGAACTCGGCCACATCCATCCCGGAGAACGTCAGCTTCAGACGCTCACCGAACAGGTCCGGGTCCTCGGCCACATACAACTGGCCGGCATCGTCGCGGCCGAGTTCGACGGCGTGGTCGGCCTGCTTCGCCAACGGCTTCAACACGGCGATGACCGCCTGAACCTCGCCGACCGGCCACAGCATCGGCTCGGACTGGCCCGTGCACTCGATGTGGCAGTGGCCCAACAACTTCCCGGTGCACGACGTGCCCACCAGCCGGTCGGACAGGCCGGGCTCGCCGGGCCGGTAGCCGCGCACCGTGTGCAACAGCACCGACGCAGTGCCCGAGGCGCTCGCAGGGTCGGCGGCGGTGTGCACCAGGTCGGTCAACATGCCGACCAGATCTTTCGTGGGAACGCGGATCATGCTGTCCTCTCAGGATGGGGGTGCGGTGGCCGCGCCCCGGGGAAGTAGGGCGCGGCCACCGCGGTTCTCAGTCCGCCACGAACGCGATGATGTCCGCCTGCTCACGTTGCCGGCCGACCCGGTACGTGCCCGGCCCGAAGCCCATGAAGCCGTGCTCGTCGTGCGCCGCGTACACCTCGGCACCCTCGGGCACCGTCAGCACGCCGATGCCCACGCCGCCGTCGTTGGCGATGTCGAAGAAGCCGACGCCCACCAGGCGGTGGTCGTGGCCCTCCCGACCCGACGCGACGACGACACCGGCCGCCGGGATCGGCGTGTTCGCCACCAGCCCGTCGGCGGGCAGGAACGACACGTCGCCCTGGATCTGCGGGGCGGTGAGCACCGGCACCGACGCCTGCCGGTCCAGGTAGTCCAACACGTCCACGCCGGTGGACTCGATCAGTTCTGCGACAGTGCGCACTGTCTCTCCTTCTGTTGATGTGATTGGGGATCGATCCCCCACGCCTAGGTGCGTGGAAGCTGGTTGTGTTTCTCGATGCCGGCCGCCGCCGCGTCGTACAGGTCCTGTTCGGACACGACACCCTCGGCGATCGCGCGGGCCGCGATCTGGTCGAAGTCGGTGGGCGCGTCGGCACCCCACATCCGGCGTGCCAGGCGGCGGGTGCTGCGCGTGGACCACTGCCACCGCCACGCGGCCAGCCGGCGCCTCATGCCCGCCTCGCGAGCTGCCGGTAGGCGTCAGCCGGCCAGTCATACGACCACGCCGCCGCCGCGACCGGGTCCGTGAACGACGCCGGCACCGTCAGCCCGAACGAACGGCGACTACCATCCCGCTCGACAGTCCCGTTGGTGCAGGTGAGAACACGCACGGGCTCGTCGAACATCTGCTCGGGCAGGTCGTACAGCCTGATCGTCTGTCCGGGGTTTCCCGGGTCGGGCACTGGCTCGCACACGGCCTGCATTCCGGCGGCCAACACGAACCAACCCCAGCCGCCGCTGCGCTCCACCGCGCACCGGCGGATCTCCTGGTTGGGTTCGCGCAGGATCCGACCGGGGTCCCAGCCGCCGCCCTCGATGAGGTCGGCGGGGACGCGGACGCCGTGCCAGTAGTGCAGGGCCCACCCGTCGCGCCACGCGATGGCCGGCCCGTCGCCGCGGTGCAGGCGATGCGAACCCCACCCGGTCGGCGCGATTTGCTCGAGGTGGAGTTCGGCGGGCCGGTCGACGACCATGGTGAAGCGGCGGTGGGGCCACCACCAGCCGGCCGTGTTGGCGTCGGCGTAGGCGCGGTCGCGGTCCCACAGGTCGCCGGGCAACTCGAGGTTGGTGACGTCGCGGAAGAAGCTGGTCCACGCCTGCCAGTTGATCCACCATTGGCCGCTGACGCGGTAGTACCAGTGGGATCGGATGGCTCGACGCACCGCGTCGTGCACCGCGTCGTGCACCGCGTCGTGCACCGCGTCGCGCACCGCGTCGTCCACCGCGTCGTGCACCGCGCCGTGCACCGCGCCGCGCACCGCGTCGCGCACCGCGTCGTCCACCGCGCCGCGCACCGCGCCGCGCACCGCGCCGTGCACCGCGCCGCGCACCGCGCCGCGCACCGCGCCGTCCACCGCGCCGTCCACCGCGCCGCGCACCGCGCCGCGCACCGCGCCGCCCACCGCGCCGCCCACCGCGCCGTCCACCGCGCCGCCCACCGCGCCGCCCACCGCGCCGCGCACCGCGCCGTCCACCGCGTCGTCCACCGCGCCGTGCACCGCGTCGTCCACCGCGCCGTCCACCGCGCCGTCCACCGCGTCGTGCACCGCGTCGTCCACCGCGCCGCGCACCGCGCCGCGCACCGCGCCGCGCAGCCCGATCTGGCCGGTGCGGTCGTAGTGCTCGATCAGCACCGCGGCGATCGGGGCGGCCAGCGACATCACCAGCGGGGACGAGACGCGGATGACGTTGTTGTGCCAGGGGATGTCGGCGTAGCCGTAGCAGCGGCGGATGCCGTCGGTGACCTGGTCCCAGTCGGCGGGGTCGGTGCACTGGCCGGCGGCGATCCACTTGGCCACGTGGCCGGGGATGGCGGCCTTGTGCTCGTCGGTGAGTTGGGTGATTCGCTTCACTGGGTGTCCTCGGGGTTGGTGGTGGGCAGGGGGTTGTCGTGGCGGATGGGTTGCCAGTTGGCGAACTGGGTGTCGTCGCCGGGCCGGTCGGGTGCCGTGTCGGCCGGGTTTTCCCGGCGCCACTGCCAGTCCGCGACTTTGGTGCCGGCGACGATGGCGATCAGGCCGCCGGCCAGGCCGATGGAGACGCCGATGGCGGCGAGCTGCCAGCCGGTCATGGTCGCCTCCGCATCCGCCACACGGTCAACGCGAGCCCGGCCAGTGACACGGCGGCGACCGCCGTGGCGAGCGACGGGTTGATCGGCCACAGGGCGGCGGTGGCCAGGTAGATGACGCCGAGCACCACCAGGGCGGTGATCGCGACGGCGGCGAGCTGGTGCAGCTCGTCGACGAAGTCCCCGATCTCCCGCGCCAACTCGCGGCCGCGTGGGGTTCGCCACCAGACTGGGTTGGCGGTGGCCCTGGCGTGTGCGGGGACGGGGCGGTGTGTGGTGCCGTGGTAGTTGCCGTGGTGGTGGCGGCCGGCCGCGTGCGTGGTCACTTGTCGCCGCCTTCCTTGCCGCGCCGGATGGCCTCGAGGGCGTCGTCGGTGGAGATGCCGAGGTTGCCGATCGGGGTGTCGCGGGCGTCCTTCAGCGCCTTCTTGACCTCGGCGCGGGACGGTTTCTGCTGCTCGGCGGGCTTGTCCTTGCGGCCCATCACCGGACCCCGTCCGGCCGGTCCGGGTCGGCGGGGTCGCCGGGCGTGTCGCCGGGCCAGCGGGACATCCACCGGTCTGCCGCCTTCCTCGTGTCGACGTCGACGCGTTGGGTTTGGTCGGGGTCTGGCTGGTCCGGCGCGGGGCCGGGTACGGTCGTGTCGCCCATCGGGAGTCCTGTCTCCTGGTTGGGTTGCGCCCCGTTCGGTTGCCGCCGGGCGGGGCGCCCTGGGTTTGTCAGCCGGCTAGGTGTGCCGCTTCCGTGCGGAGCTGCGAAGCGGCGGCGTCCAACTGGGTGCGGCGCTCGTCCATCGCGCGGGCGGCCTGAGCCACTGAGCCGCCCCAGTGGGAGACGTACGAGTCCCCCGCGTCCGCGATCGCGCCCTGCGCCTGGTCCAGCGCGTCGGTCGCGCCGGCCATCTGCGCGATGGCGGACTCGATCAGGTCGGCGGCCCACGCGAGTCTGGCGCTCGCCGTGTCTGCGTGTCCCATGTCAGTTGATCTTCTTTCGTCTCATCGTTCGGTGGTGGTGTGCGAGGCCACGGATGGCCTCGGGGATCAGGGCGAGCGCTGCGGCGATGGCCACGCCCAGGCCGATCGCGGTGATCAGGTTCATGCCGCACCCGCCGTCTGGTGCACGGGCGGCAGGAGCGCGGCGAGCTGGGTGAGCGTGTCCCGGTCGAGCGGGCCGGCATCGGCCACGGCCTGCGCGATGAGCTGGTCCAGTTCCTCGTCGGCGGTCATGCCGCACCCCGCTCGGTGCGCTTGGGGCCGGTCTTCCGCTCGTCGGCGTCCTTGCGCTTAGTCGGCTTGTTCGGCCTGGACGGCTGCGCGGGCGGTGTGCTGGGCACGCCCTCGTCGCCTCCGCTGGCGAGGATTTCGGCCAGCTCGAGCGACAGCGCGCGGGCGATGCGGTAGGCGCGTTTGAGGCTGACCGGCTGCCGGGGCTTCGGGTCCGTCGTGGCGTTCCTGAGCGTGCCGCTCGGGATGTCGGTGACCTTGGACAGCGTGTCCAGGTCCCAGTTGATCTCGGCCACGCGGTGGCGGACCCGCGACCCATCGAGCATTGGCATAACTCACATCATGCGGGATCATGCGGGACCTGTCAAGCGTCGTCCCGCACGATCCCGTATCAACTGGATCGGACTGCGCTTGTCAGCATCGCTTCCTGTCGGTACTATGCGGAACCATGCGGGAATGGACGGGAAGGAACCGAGGTAGGTACAGGGTCAAGAGGTGGACCCGACAGGTTGCGATCTGCCCAACCATGCGGAACCATGCGTGTATGGCCGCACACGGAAAGCTGCGGACGGCGACCTACAGCCAGGAAGCACGAGACCGTCTGGCAGCGGCAGTGAAGAAGGCACGGGAAGCGAACGGCTACATGTACCGGACTACGTTCGCCCGCGACAACAACATCCAGAGCATCCGGAGCCTGGAACTACTCGAAGCCGGCAAGCCCGGCGTCGGAGAGTCCATCCTGTTCGCCATCGGCCGCGCGCTGCCCCGATGGAACGAGGACACCCCCAGGGTCATCCTCGAAGGAGGCGACGCACCCGAACCGCCAGACCCGACAGGACCCGACTACCCGGACGACCTGCGAGACGACTGGGAACGTGACACCTGGGACCGGATGCGCGACAGGCCCGAAGGGCAGCGCTGGCGGGTCATCCTGGCTGCCCGCTCGGAAGCCATATAGACGTTCGTACTGGGCCGATCGGGGTAGATCTCTTTCGTCCTACCCGCTGGTAGTACTAGGACATGGGGATGGTGATCCTCTACATCGCCATCGGGGCCGCTGGCCTACTGGCCAGCCTGCCCGCATGGCTGCTCGCATTACGGAGAATCCGCGCGTTGGAACGGCGTGCCGACGAACACGAGGCCGTGGTCGAACGCCTCGTGCGCGGACGGCATCGACCACCCGATGATGACGGCGACGACGGCCGGCGGAAGCGGCACCTGCGCGTCGTCGGTCTGTGGCTGCCGATCGTCGGCGCACTGGGCTGGATCGCCCGGTCCTGGCGTCGCTGGCCTGCCCGTTGGTCCGTGGCCACCATGGCCGCCGCCGTCGCGGGCATCGTCGCGATCGGGCTGATCCCGCACGGCGTGCCCGACACGCCGTCCGCGACACCACCAGCATCCGTGGCTCCGACGACACTCACCACGCTCACGATCGGGCCGACACCCAGCCGACGACGCCGAGTCCCCGTCCGCACAGCCACCGGCACAACACCTGGCACGTCGCAACGCATCGAACCAGACACGCAACCACCGACCGTGCCGCCGGCGAGCACGACCACCACGCCGAGGACCGAACCGACCGGGCCCGTCACGTCAACCGGGCCACCGCCGAGCGGACCACCGACGACCAGCACACCACCGGCCCCGACACCGCCACCGTCCTGCGTCCTGGCGTGCCTGAGCCTGCAACTGCACCTGCCCATCCTCGACGGCCTACCCGGGCTGCTTGGCCTGGACTGACCAGCACGCTGCCCGCCGGCTTCCCTGCTCTGCCCCGGCGCGGCAGCACCCGTTACGCGTTACGGCGGAACTCGATCCGGCGCGCGACCGAAACCCGGTGGCCCTTCACTGGCGACCGTTTGATCCGCAACTGACCCAACCGCTCAGGCACCAACACCATGCGCATCACCGTGCGCTGCGCCGACACCGGCGCCCGCTCCAACCGGGTCAGCATGTCCTCGTCCGGCGACCCGGCCAACAACCCCGCCAACTTCGACGGCGTGCGCAGCTCGTCCTCCCGCCGCTCCAACCCCGCGATACGGGCAAGGATCGCCGGCTCCCGCCTGGCCGCCAACGCCGCCGACATACCCGAGTCGGCCAGCCCATCCCACTCCGCGCGTGCCTCCGCCAGCTCGGTCGCCACCCGCTCCAACTCGGCATCGTCGCCCGGCTCGGCGAACACCGCGTAGTAGGCCGGCGTCGACAGGTACGCGGCCACCGCCCGCAACACCGCCCTATCCAGCGGCTCACGCTCGACCCGGACATGCCCGTGCGGATGGCACACGTACCGGTCACCGTGTGCCGGGGACACGTACAAGTCGCCGCCACACACGTCGCACACCCCGATCAGCGACAGCATGTACTTCGCCCCACCCGGATGATCTTTCCGGTTGTTGCGGGCCCGGTCACGTAGGATCCGGGTGACAGCCAGCCACTGCCGGTGGGACACCAGCCGCGGCCACGTCGCCGGGTAATGCTGGTCGTAGTGCACCCGCACCCCATCGTAGGCCGGGTTGAGCAGCAGCTTCCGCAGGTGCTGCTGCGACCACAGGCCGCCGGAACGTGTGGTGATGCCGCGCTCGGCGAAGTCCCGGGCGATCGCCGCGAGGGCGTGGCCCTTCTCGATGCGGTCGAACAGCTCGCACACGATCGGCACCTCGGCCGGATCGGGCTCCTGGCCGATCAGCGCACCGGTGCGTTCGTGGTAGACGCGCCGGAACCCGAACGGCGGCGGACCGGACGCTGGCCGGCCGGCGACCGCGTTGGCCGCCACTGCCCGCCGCACCCGATCTGACGTCTTCGCCGCCTCGAACTCCGAGTCCACCGCGTCCTCCAGCAGCGACCGCCGGTCACGCGAATTGGCCGGGTCGTAGGTGCGGCGGTGCTGCAACACGTGGATCTTCACCTGCCGCTCCGCGCACAGCTCGATCAGCGACAGCCACTCCGACACGCGCCGGCTGCCGCGACTGGCCTCCCACAGGATCAGCAGGTCCGCGCCGAACCGGTCAGCCTTCAGGTCGTCCAGCAGTCGAGAGAACCCGTCGCGGCCCTTGCGGGCGTACCCGGAGGCCGACCCGATGTCGCGGTAGCCACGGTCGACGAGGGTCACGCCGGTCGCCTGCGCGTTCTCGGCGATCTCGTCGTACTGCTCGTCGGGGGAGCGTTCGCGGCCGGATCGGTCGACGCTGGCTCGCAGGTAGGGGCGGCCCTTGACAGCAGGAGCTTCCATGCGTGTACAGTACTACACACAAACTAGCTGCCAGGATCTAGACCGGTAATAGTCCTCCAGGTCCAGGCAGCGGAAACCTTCCTCGAGGGAGTCCGCAGTGCCCACCGTACGCGCCATCCACCGCCGCGCCGCCGCCATCCTCATCCCCGCCGCCCTCACCCTCGCCACCATCATGGGCCTGCTCGGCGTCCTGTCCGCCTGCGCCGTCGCCGCACACCCGACCGCCGCCGCCAAACTCACCACCGCCGCCGTCGACCCCGCGTCCATGACCGACACCCAGCTCGCCGCCGCCATCGCCGCCGACTGCACGCCAGGTGCCTGCCAACTCACCCCCACCGCCGCCAACGTCGACACCCGGTGGGTGCCGTGGGTGTGCGCCCAGGTCGCCCAACTCGACCCGCCCCCCGGGAACGCGGCCTGGCAGCGCGCCTGGCCGAAGATCGGCCCCCTGGTCGTGGCCACGGGCCGCTGCTCGCAACCGTCCACCAGTCAACTCGCCCGTGAGCTGGCGGCCCTGCCCGGCGCGTCCGGGAAGGTCATGGACCCGGCCAGCCTCGACCAGTTGCTGGAGCACGCCTGCCCCGAGATCGGTGCCCGCACGCACACCACCTACAGCGCGGCCGTGCTGCGCCTGGTCGCAGCGTCGGGCAGGTGCTCGGCATGACCACCACCGATCCGCTGGCCGTCTTCGCCGACCTGGACATCGCCGAAGACGTCGCCGCCGAGATGATCTCCACCGTGCTGGACCGGTGGAGGCACAAGCCCTCGCCCTACCGCGACTACGCCCAGTACAGCCGGACCCTGGCCGGCGCCTACGCGGCGAGGGCCGCCGTGTTCAGCGAGGCGATCGACCGCGCGATCGAGCACGGCCCGGACGGGGTGCTTCTCGGCGCGCTGTCCATGGCCCGGATCCACTGTGAGAATGAGGCCCGCGACCTGATCGTCGAGGCGCAGCGCTTCGAGCGTGAGGAAGCCAATCGGGCGTGGCGCTCGTACGAGCCGAACCTGGCGGTGGCGTCGTGAGGATGTCGTGGAGCGTGGGCCTGCCCGGCCCGTTCCGGATCGGCGGTACCTTCCGCCGCCGTCCGCCCACCGGTGACGGCCTGGTGATCACCGTGCTGGCCTACCTGATCGTCGCCATCATCGCCGTCGTCCTCGGCCTGGTGTGGCTGCTCAAGGTGACCGCCGTGCTGACGTGGCGGCTCGGCCGGGCGGCGGGCCGCTGGGTGTTCGGCCGGCGGGCCGCGGCGTGACCGGCGAGCAGGTGCTGGCCGACCTGGCAGCCGACCTGGCCGGCGACGAACCGGCGGTCTCGCACGCCTTCTGCCCGGTGTGCTACGTCCTGCCCGAGGTCGGCCAACCCATCCAGGCGCTGTGTGAACACGTCGGCACCTTCCGTCCGCCGCCGGCCGGCGCCCCACCCTGCCGGGAGTGCGACCGGCTCGCCGACGCCGAGTGGCTCCCGTGTGGCCACCCCGGCCGGCCGCAGGGACAGCGACAGTGACCCGCGTAGTCTGCATGGCTGGCGTCACCACGGAGCGCGCCTACCAGATCCGCGACGGAAGACGGTGATCGGCATGAACGCGACAGTGAAGTGGCATGGCCAGGTCGTCTACGAGGGCCCAGTCATCCCCGGCACGCCGGCCGACCCCACCTGGTGGACGTGGCGCCGGCGGCTATCGACGAAGTTCACGGCGGCCGGGTGGCTGTGCACCGAGCAAGCCGTCACCCAGCTGCTGTGGCTGGTGGACCACCGCAAGCGCATGGACGCGCTGGCCGACGACCCGCGGTATGGGCACGTCACCGGCGTGGTCGCAGGCGAAATCACGGGTGCTGTCGACGGATCCATCACCACCGTGACTGGGGCCGACTTCAGCGCCGTGTGGGATGCGGTCGCCGACGACGTCCGGCAGAGCATCGCCCGCGAGGCTCTGCGCCGCGAGCAGGAGTGACACGCCACACCAGCAGGTCGGCCGGGACCTGGCGCCTGCTGCGGCCGGCTGGGAGCATGGACCGATGAGCAACGTCCGAGCACGCCGCGTCCGGGCCTACCGGGCGGCGCTGATCGCCTCCCTCGTGCTGACCGTGGCCGGGTTTGTTGCGGTCGTGGCGCTGACCGTCCTGCTCACCCACGGGCAGCAGGCCCCGGTGAGTTCGTACGTAATCGCCAGCGCGGTGATGATCGTGTTCGGCCCGTCATTCGCCGCGCTGGCGATGTGGGACTACCCGCACCACGCCCGCTGAGCGCATCGACCGGCCGCAGGCGGCCCGGACAGTCAGTGGACGAATCGTGGACAACCAGCGGCGACCGGTAACCGGGGCGCCGCCGATCGCGATACCGCGTACAGCCACCGCCACGGGAGGACACCCATGCGCCGCCTCGCTCTGCTGATGACCGTCGCCGCCGCCCTCCTCGCACTGGCCGGCTGCTCATCGCACGCCGCGCCGTCCAGCGTCAAGCCGGCCGCCGCGCCGTGGACCCAGGACGACGAGACCTATCTGACCGTCCTCGAACGGAACGACCCGGCCGTGACGGTCGCACCGAAGACCTCCGACGCCTACTTGTTGATCAAGGCAGGCCGCCACTTCTGCGACACCACGCTGACATCGGATCAGCAGTTCGACGCCGCCGGGAGCGACCTGTTCGGCACCAAATACGACGTGAGCGGCCAGGGCAACGTCTACGAGGCCATGTCGGAAGCCGCTGTGGGCGTCTTCTGTCCGGACCAGCTCGTCGGCAACGGCGGGTAGAAGCGGCTCTCGGTCTACTTGCCGGGTGGGGTTTCGGTGACGAACGTGCCGCGGCCGTGGACGACATCGAGTAGGCCGGCCTGCGCCATGTCGGCGACCGCGCGACGGATCGTCACGCGCGAGACGCCGTAGGAGTCGGCCAGGTCCACCTCGGGTGGCAGCTTCCAGCCGGGTCCGAGTCTGCCGCTGGTGATGTCCGCGGTGAGGTCGTCGGCGACCTGCCGCCACAGGACGCGTGCGCCGTCCTGGTGGATGCGGTCGCGTCGGTCGCCGATCGTCATGTGATCACAGTAACCACCCCTGACCTGCGTTAACGTCTGATAACGTTACGTGAGGTCTTGTGAGGTATTACAGTGTCACCAGCAGTGATCGATTAATCTCGGGGAGCTGATGGCGGTGCGAGTCAAGGCGGAAGCGGTCCAGTCCGAAGTGCCGCCCCGGTCCAAGGCCGGCTGGTGGACGCAGACCATCAGCGACGGCGGCGCCCACTACGGCACCGAGCAGGAAGACGGCGACGTCGCCGCCCTGTGCGGCGCCCGGTACACGCCGATGGACCCCGGCTGGGGATTCAAGGCAGCGGCCCAAAACCGGCCCGCCGACCCGGAGCATGCCTGCCCGGACTGCAAACGGAAGCTGGCCAGGCGCGGCTGACCGCAGGGTGTCGCGCGCCTACCACTATTGGGTACGCGGCGAGCGGCCCCGGTCATCCGACGGGAAGCGGACAGCCGGGGCCGCGTCAACAAGCGGTAGTCTTCCCACGAGGCGGGACGAGCCTCGCAACCTGATCACTGCGTTGCGAAGGAGACCGTCATGTCCAACGTCACCATCGGCCGCTACTCCGCGCCGGACACCGTGCACGAGAAGTGGTCCGGCTGGATCGAAGGCACCACCGACGACGGCCACTCGTGGATCACGTTCCTCGACCCGTCCGGCCAGCCCAAGCTGCACTGGGCGCAGCGGGACGAGACCGGCGGCGTGATCGGCGAACCGATCGAGCTGTAGCCCGTACCGGGTAGTGGCCGGCACGGACGCCGACGCACCCCCGTAGCTCTACCCGGACACCACCTGCCGGGGAGCTACGGGGGCGCTGGCCGCCGCTGGGGGTCGACGGCCGCTCAGTTGCCGCTGACACCGCCCTCGCGGGTCACCGGGTGACCGCCTCGGCCGCGCGGTACACGCCGTCCGCACCCGGCTTGGGCTGCTTGAGCTTCACCGCCGGCGTCAGGTTGGCCCGGAACACGAGGCCCAGCACGGTGGACAGGATCGCCGCACCGGCGGCGATCGCGTCCGGCGACAGGTGCAGCCCGAATCCGGCCAGGGCGGTCGCACCGGTGGCCAGCGCGCCGACGAGCATCGACACGGCGATCGGCCGGGCCGTCACCGCGGTGTAGATCGTGGCGGCGCCCGAGACGATCGTGGCGATCGACGCGGCGACCACCGGGTTGACGTGCAGCGCGGTGATCAGGATGGCGGCCAGGCCGCCGCTGGCGACCCAGGCGGCCACGGCCGGTTCGAGGGTGAGTAGGCCCTTGAGTCTCTGGAGCAGGGACATGATCGGAGTCCTTCCGGTGGTGCGCGGCTACGCGCTGGGCGGGTTGAGTGCGACGGTGACGGTGGCCTGCCCGGTGAGGGTGTCGGGCTGCGTGGCGTCGACCTTGGCCTGCACGTCGGCCAGGGCGTTGATCAGACCGGTGACGGCGGTGGCGAGCCCGTCGAGCTTGTCGGACAGGTCGGCCAGAGTCGCGTGGTCGGGGTTGAGGTAGCCGGTGACCCACCAGCCGGCCGGGCCACCACCGGGGTTGCCGTTGCCCTTGGTGAGCTGAGTGAACAGGGAGTGCGCCGCGGCGAGTGCATCCTGCACGGTGGTTTTGGTGACGGTGCCTGTGTCGCGGTCGGTGTAGGACAGCGGGTCGGTGAGGTTCACGTCGGGTGCCTCCGGTTTCGGGGTGGTGTCGGCGGCTGGTGTCCAGCCGTGCTGGTACTGGTCCTCGTCCACCGACCCCACGAACCCGGCCAGGGTGGCGGTCGAGGTGTTCTGCCACAGGACGAGCTGCGGATGGTCGAACCCGAGCGTCGCGGCGTAGCGGGCGGCCCAGATCGTCGACGCCGCATCCACCCAGCCGCCCGGCGCCAGGGCGCCTTGCAGGAACGAGAACGACGTGTACACGCGGAACCGGGTCGATCTGCCGGCCGCCGACATGCGCGCCCGGAACCGCGCCCGGAACGCCTTCAACCACGCCGCGGTGGCGCCGGTCTTCTCGATATCCAGCACCGGCACCAACTCCCACACGCGGAGCAGCACCTGGTCGGCGAAGTGGTCGGCCTCGGCCGTGGCCGAACCGAGGTCGGCGAAGTGGTACGGGCCGCGCGGAATGGACTGCCCGCCGGCACCGGTGTAGTCGGCCTGCCATGCCGGGTCCACGAGGGACAGGCCCTCGGTGATCTTCATGTAGACGCCGTCGATCGACCGGTTCGCCGCCGCCCAGTTGATCGGGCCACGGTCGGTGTTGAAGTGCGAGACGTCGACCAGCATCACGTCCCCTCCCGTCTGGCGCCATCGGCAACGTCGCCAACCAACATCAGGGCACCTCGACCAGCGTCGCCGGGCCAGGTGACACCACTTCCAGCGGCACCAGATCCGTGAGCCGAGCGCGCCAGAGGTACCTGACTTCACCGGCGGGTGCCTGCTGCGCCCACACAATCGCGTGCTGGTCGACAGTGAACGTCTGGACCGGCCACTGGCCACGCACCATGCCGACGATCACGTCGGCCGGTGGCTCGTTGATCCGGGCCATCAGAACCTCTGCTCCGGCTGGGCCACCGCGCGCACGAACGCGGAGAACCCTTCCTCGAAGTGCGTCTTCGCGACAGCCGCTGATCTGCTTGTGCTGGTTGTCGACCATCACGCCACCACCGGCTGAACCGTGTCGCCGCCCTGAGCGAACAGGACGGTCAGGTCGTCCCAGGCCAGCGTGGCGTGGCCCTGCTTGCCCCACGACGTGCCCCACGAGTTCCGGACCGTCACCACCTTCGCCGTGATGTCGCAGGCCACGATGCACACCTGGTGGCCGCCCGCGACACCGGAGTCCTGGTCGACGACGATCCGCCCGGCCGGGTCCAACTGGAACATCGACTGGTACCAGGGGATGCCGATGGAGATCGGCCCATCGCCCAACGCCACCAGGGACACGTGGACGTTGCGGGAGTGCTGGAAGCTCGCGACCTTGCCCTGCTTCTCCAGCGCCTGCATCGACCACGGACCCGAGCTACCGGTGTCGTCGGGCGGATACTCGCCGGGGATCTGCGAGTCGTCGAGCTTCGTCTCCAGTTCGTACAGGGCGACCGCGTCGTCCTCGGTGTAGGAGACGCCCGGCTTCGCGAACGGCGCGGTCACCAGGCAGCCCAGGGCGGCGTTCGCCGTGCACGAGCCGAGGTTGCCCTGGTCGAACACCGGCTGCGTTTCGGCGTGGGTCACGGTCTTGATGGGCTTGAGCAGGTCCACGAACCGCTCGAGCTGCCGTTCGGGCAGCGCGTCCAGGGCGTCGTGCACCTGGTGCCGGCCCAGCCGGTAGGGGTTGTTCGGGTTCTCCCGGAAGTAGCGGAAGGCGGTCATGTCAGTGTCCTCCGATGATGTTAGGCACCACGCCGGACGGGGCCGGCGTCGTGGTGGTGGTCGTGTCGTCGTCGGCCACGCAGGCGATCCCCGCGTGTTGCGTGCCGTCCGGCTCGGTGATCACGGCCGCGCGTGCGGTGTAACCGTCGGGGCACGCCGGACCGGGGTCGCCCTTCTCGCCCTGCGCGCCGGTGGCACCAGTCGCTCCCGTGGCGCCGGGCGGCCCGGCCGGGAGCGGCCCGGCATCCATCGTCGTGCCATCGCTGTAGGCGATGATCAAGTGGAAGTCAGCGGACGCCGACACCGACACCACGCTGCGGCCCGGTTCGCCCTTCGGGCCGACGATCACGCCGAGATCAGCGGTCGTGTGGTCGGTATAGGACACCATCAGGTGGCCGCCGGTGATGCTCGTCGACGTGATGCCACGCCCGTTGGCGCCGGCCGCGCCCGCCTTCCCGACGACCTGGCCGACGTCTTGGGTGCGGCCGTCGGTGTAGGCGACGATCAGGTGCCCGCCCGTGATCTGCGTGCCGGTGATGCCCCGGCCGGCCGCTCCTGGCTGACCGGGTGCTCCCGGGGTGCCAGCGATCGGCGTCGGCGGCTGCACGACCGGCCGGCCGCCGAGCTGGCGCACCTGCTCGGCCAGCCGCTGCGCCGCGTCCGCCGCCATCGACTGCTCGGCCGCGTTCTGCTGCGTGTGCACGTACAGGTTGACGATCGACCACGTGCCGACCGCGACCGCGACCACCAGCACGACGACGACGGCCCAATTGCGGCGCCGCCATGCCGGGTCCCGCGCCTCACGCACAGCCCGCTCGACGATCGTGTCCTTGTCAGTCATGGCTTGGCCTTCGGCTTCGGCTCGATCGGAGTGACGTTGTCGGGTGGTTCCTGCTGTGTGGCGTCGACCGCGATGGACGCGGCCTTGCGTGACTCGCGGTCGGAGCGCCTCGGGACGACGAACAGCGCGCCCACGGCGGCTATCCCGGTGAGCATGGTGCCGATGCCGATGAGCAGGTTCGCCAGGTCACCCACATCGCCGCCTCACCGCTGCCTCCTCAAGCTCTATCTAACTGTAGGTTCTCACGCGACCGGCACGTGGTAGTAGGACGTCGGCGCGGGCCGCATCTCGTCGAACTCGCCACCGACCGACAGGTGGCCGATCCCGTACATGCCGGCCGCGTTGTCCCGATAGCCGTACTGGTCGAAACCGCGCAGCACCGCCTGCGTGGCGGTGGCCGTCTCGGCGCCGAGATTGACCGTGGGGTTGGCCGCCCGGAACGCCGACAGCGCGGCCGGCCACGGCTCCACGTAGCAGCGCAGGTTCGGTGCCGTGCCGTCGGCCAGCAACTGCATGGCGGCCTGGCCGCTGGCCACGTGATCGGGGTGCCGGCCGGGGAACGTCAGCGGGCTGTACGCCTTGCACCACGCGCCCGGGAACTGCGTGTAGAAGTCGCGCATGTAGCCCAGTGCGATGTCCACGGTCAGCGCGCCGCCCGCCGGACGGCCGGCCGGGAAGTGGATGTTGGCCGACCGCACGCCGATCTGCCGGGCCGCACGCGCCAACTCGTCGTCCCGGGCCGCCGCGAACTCCTCCTCCGTCAGGCTCAACTCGTTGAACACCGCCGATCCCTCGCCGTTCGTGAGGATCACCACATGCACGTCATGCCCGGCCTCGAGATGATCCCGCACAGCCGGACCCATAGCCAGGGTCTCGTCATCCTGGTGGGGTGTGAAGAAAACGACTGTCGCCACTACGTGTCCTTTCGGGACTGTTACACGGGTTCGGGGCTGGAGATGATGAACGGGTCAATACAGGTAGCCGTTCCGCCGCCGGTTTCCCGCCACTTGATGAAACAGTTGTACGTGTTCCCCGGGGTCAGCCCGGTCACGATCCGCGTCCGCTCCGCTGGTTTCGCCTCGGTACCGTTCACCTGCCACGACGCCACATCAGCGGCGTCGGACTCGACAGTGCCCGACCCGACCGTGCCGCCGTCCGCGACCGCAGCACCGCACACGATCGTCGACCCGGATGCCAGCGAGTGCAGCGCCGTGCCACCCCACACGAGCCGCACCTTCCCCGATGGGCACGCGACGAACGAATGCCCCACGATCACGGCGGCCACGGTCATCGCGGCGTTGCTGGTGGCCGTGGTGGTGGCGTTGGCGCTGGTCTGCGTGGATACCTCGACCGCGCTGCCGTAGATGGCGGCGAGGATCGTGGCGCGCTGCGCGTTGGTCGCGATGTCGCCGACGATCGAGGTCACGTCGGCATCGACCGCGTTGGCCAGGTCTTCCAAACCCCCGGCGATGTCGGGCATGTCACCGAGCTGGAGGAACGGGTATCCACGGTTCGTGGTCGTGCTCGCCATTACGGGGTCACCTCGTTCACGGTGTAATCGAGCGGGCCTGCGGATGGAACTTGCTGGTCTCCGAGTAGGAGATCGTCATCGGTTGGACCGTTGACTGTCCCCGTTGCGTCCGAGGAAATCCACTGGCCGGCGGTAGCGGTTACCTGCGGTGGCGGGTTGAACAAACCACCTGTGCCTTCCGGGTAAGACACTGTTCCGTCACCGTTGTCCGTGAAGGACACCTCCGGAAAAACGGAATGCAACTCCGCGATATTTGTTCCGTCCCACTGAACGGTGTGAAATACCGTAGGCCTGGTGATGTAGTGCCTTGTGGTCATTGCACGCTCTCCCTGAAAAACTCGACCGCAACGAACAGTGTCGCGATGTTGTCGGTCCGTGCCGCCCACGTCCCGCCACCCGAGATAATTGCATATTCGAATGTCATTGTCGCACCTGGTACTACGAATATGACGTCACCGAACTGTGCGAACGTCTGTCCGATCTGCGTGGAAGTGACCGCCGTTGTGATTTCAGCGGAGTTTGCCTGTAGCGCGCCCGGCATGTTAATCAATATGGCCGACGACCAGTTGTCCAAAGTTCCCAACGAATTATGTGTAGAGGCCCCGCCAAATGCGATCACCTGTGCGCTGTTCGCCCAAGTAGGTACGGTGATCGAAGTGTCCGTGATGACCGTGGTGCCGGACGTGGTCACGGCCCAGTTGGAGGCGTTCGCCACGAACCCCGCCCGGGCCAGGTTGGATGCGCCGTAGTTGGCACTGCCGGGGGTGGCGATCTTGCCCACGATCATCGCGGTAGACCCGAGGTACATGACGAGAATGTTGTCGCCGTCCTCAAGCCCGATTTCCGCTCCTGTCACCAACATCGGCAGGTTAGTCACCGTTGTCTGTCCGATCAGGACAGAATTGTTTCCCGTGTTGGCGTCAAAGCTGACAAGCACGGCCTGACGGAACTGTGCCGGCAGCGCCGGCCCGTTGGGCGGTGGAAGGAACAGAGGACCCAAGCTATCCGACACGGCCGAACACCCCCGATACGAACTGGCGCGTCTGCGCGGTCTGCGCGGTGGCCGCGTCCAGCGGGATCACGAGCTGCGCGAGCACGTGAAGCTCCCGCTTGCCCGGGAACATGATCTGCACCGGGTCCAGAGCTTCCAACGCCGGATTGGGTACCTGTCCAAAGTCGACGTTGTAGGGCAGCCCGGTGGACTGCACCAGGATCGAGGTACCCGCGCTGACGCACTGCGCGTTGGTGGTCAGCAGCGGCGAGGAATAGAACTGGATCACGTGCCCGAACGGGCCATCCCACCACGTCGGGGAGTTCGGGTCGGTATCCACCACGAGCGCCGAGACCGGCGGGATGGTGTCGTCAAGCTGCTCGCCCGACGCCATGACCCCGTTGCTGACTCCGTCGCGGTTCAGCGTCCGGGACAGCGACGTCAGCACGCCACCCTGACCGGACTTGATACGCACCACCGGTTCCGAGGGGTCCGGTGGTGGCTTGGCGACGAAGATTCCCCGGTAGTCCCAAAAGAACACCAGTCCGTAGGAGGTGATCAGGGTGTTGAGGAAGCCGTACCGGTCGTCGGTGGTGACCTGCGCGCTGGCCAGTGTCTTCCCGGTCAGGCTGGCGTCCAGATCGAACTCCGCCCAGTCGTAGACGTCCTCGACCAGTGAGCCGATCACGTCGACCACGGGCGTACCGGCCGCGAAGGTCAACGGGCTCGGTATCCGGGCGTCGATGATGCCCTGCATCCGGTCCGTGGCGGTCACGTCGACGTTGACGCCGAACTGCTGCTGCTGCACGGAGTTGATGCGGAAGTAGCCCAGCGACACCCACTCGCGGGACCCATCCCCGTAGACCACGCCGCGTTCGATGAACAGCTCATTGCCGTACGGGGTGAGCGGGTCGCTCGGCGTCTTCGGGAAGAAGGCAGCCGTGGTGGTCAGGTCCAGCGTGGCGAGCACGTCGGCGGTGGAGTCGAACGTGACCGCGCCACCGGTGCCATCGGCCGACAGGTCCAGCGTGGCCAGCATGTCGGTGGGTGCGATGCCGTTCTGCCCGGGGCTGACCACCCGGGCACGCACGGCCAGGCGGTAGGAGCCGCCGTTGGCCACGGCAGCCAGGAACCGAGCCGACACGGGCCTCATGCCGCTCGCCTCATCTGATAACGGCGCCGAGCCTGACGCCTGCACTCGCGGCACTGCCGGAACCCGCGTGGGTCCACGTAGGTGTTCACAGTGTCGAACGGATGCCCATGCTCACAGTGCGTCCGCAGGTCGTAGCCATTAGTTCCGGCACGACCACGGCTGTCCCGATCATGTGCGTTATCGGCTGCATCGCCGATGTACAGGTGCCTCGGGTTGCAGCATGTCGGGTTGTCACAGTGGTGCAGTACCCATTCATGAACCTGAAGGCGACGGCCGAGGACATGACCCATGACCCAGCGCGTTGCCTTGCGCGGCCGCCCGTCGAACCAGAACCAGCCGTAGCCGGCTCGGTCCGTCGACGCCGTCCAAGGGTGACAGGAGTCTTGGCCGCCGGACCGGTCGACCTTCGCGAAGAACCGCTCACTCTCGTTCAACTCGTCAGCACAT